GCCTGGATAAATCCAAACAAAAAACTTGATAGCAGAAAAGGTTGGCGAGGATTAGCAAAAAAGGCTGTTATCGTAATTATTATTATGGTGGCACATACGGCAGATATTGTTTTCAATCAGGGAACAATAACGAGAGATATCGCCATAATGTTTTATATCGCAAATGAAGGCTTGAGCATATTAGAAAATGCTACAAATTGTGGTGTACCAGTTCCAACTAAATTAAAAAATAACTTAGCTCAATATGCCATGCAAAAAGAAAAAATTAGAAAATAAAAAGAAAGAAGGATTAATAATGCAAGAACAAGCAAGAAAAATTGTAATGGAATATTTTAATTCTCATGTAGATAAAACAGATAATAAACAAATTACATTAGATGATGTTTATGTAGTTTGGTTTAGTAAAACATTGCAAAATTGGAAAGCTCTTGTAAGCACTACAGTTAGCGATGGAATGTACTATGAGATTACTCATAATGGCGATAAAAACGAAACTTATGTAGATGTTTATAAGAAATGGGAAAATTATACTGTTAAAGGGTAAATAATTATGGACGTATTAGCGATGAAGCAATTAATATTTAATTGCATTTGTGGTGGATTCTTTTTATTTGGTTTTGCAGTAGGATATATTTTTGGGAGCGATAAATAATCATGGAGTTAAAAGATACAATAAATCTAATGACCAGTAAAAACTATAAAGAAAGATTATTAGCGGAATATTTTCAAGCGGATATTAGAGCTAATAAACTGCATAAAGTTTTAGAAAAATATAAGCAATGTTCTTTAGATTTTAAGCCTAATTGTAACTATGAGCTATTAAATAAAAGGCTTATTCATCTTAAAGAATATTTAGGAACTTTAAAAGAAGAAGCAAATATTCTAGGTATTGATTTGGCGGTGATTAATGATGAAAGTAATTGATATTTCTGCTTGGCAAGAATGGATTGATTGGCAGGCAATAAAAGATGCTGGGATTGAAGGAGTTATTCTAAAAATAGGAGAACATTATAAACTTGATGAAAAATTTATAGAACATGTAAATAACGCTGTAGCGTATGGATTACGCTATGGCGTTTATTATTATGGTCATGCTTCATCTATTAATGAAGCTATAACAGAAGCTAATTGGGTTGATAAACAGATTAAGACATATCTTAATGATAAAAATCCTGAACTTGGTATTTGGTATGATGCTGAAGATAAAGATATGTTAGAAGGATACTTAAACGTAGTTTATCCTATTGCTAATTTTATCAGTACATTGTTAGAAAAAGGGTATAACTATGTAGGCTTATATAGTTCTTATAATTGGCTCACAAATATTATAGACTTAAAAGCATTGCCTGATTATGTACCTATTTGGGTAGCTCAATATTATCCTCAAAATAGTTTTGCCATAGAAAATCCTCATCGTATTTGTCGAATGTGGCAATATACCGATTGTGAACGAATTGGGAATATGAGGCTTGACTGCAATATCTACTATGAATAATTACCATGATTGCAGAAATTACAAAATAAAGGAGTTTTTATAATGATTAAAACTATTAAACTTGTAAGTAAAGAACCAATTGAAGGTATTACAAAAGCAAAGATTAAAGACATTTTTGAAACATCTAAAAATCCTAACCAAGTGCTATTAGATAATGTACCTGAATTTTGCTTTATGCAAGGCGATGTACTTTATTTTACAGGACTTAGGACATTACACCCACATATAGAAGAAATGGAAGTGAACACACTTGAATGATGTGCTTAGTAAGATTAAAAAATATAAATATATTATTATTGGCGGTATTATTATTGTGGTCTTGTATGTGTGCAGTCTGTGGAGCGACAGAAAAGACTTATACGATAACGGAGAGCCAGTTAACAACATTAGAAACGAACTTGACCAAGCTGAAGGAGCAAAACAAGATATTACAGGAACAGCTTCAAGTATCGCAGAAACAAGTACAAAACTTGAAAACGCAATCGGAACAGCTACAGAAGCAAGTTCAAACTTTGAATCAATCCTTAACGAATGCCAATCAATTATTGACGCGATACGAAAAACAAATTAATGAAGAAAAAAATTGTGCTATTGGTCTAGGTATTGGAAACAATGGTATCGCCATAGCTGGGGATATAAAAAATACCTGGATAGTTGCTGATGAAAAAACAGTTATTTTAGGTTATAAATTTAAGTTTTGATGCCATTTTTCCCACATGGGAAAAATGGTTTATTTATGGGATTTTTTATATGAATAATACATTAGATGAATATATAAAAAAATATGAGCAAAAAACAAAAGATAAGTTTAAACCAAAAGAAGGGTTTAAACTTTTTTATTTGCCATCTCGTGGCTTTTGTGAAATTGGCACTACTCAAGATAATAGTATGCTAATGATTTATCAAATGTGTGGTGATGGCAAATTTTGGCGAGATTTCGCCACAGTATTTGCTCAAATGCTAGAGATAAAAAAACTAGGTACAATATGCATACGAGAAAACATAAAAGCTTATATTCGTTTTTGGGGATATAAGATAACTAAAAAAGAGCCGCTTCATGACGGCTCTTTTATCTATTATGCAGAAAACAAAGAAGGTAAGAAGGCTCGTATATCACCTGTACATATGCATGATGATATAACAAGGATTTCTTATTATGTAACATGGGATATTTAGATATAGAAAGTAGGTGAGGCTATGCATGCATACAAACCTAAAATTTATTATATAGATTTGCAATTATTTAAGGGTGGCTCAACTGTAGTTAACAATCAGACTTATACACCAACTGAATATGAGCTACAGTTACAAAAAGTTCAAGCAGATTTAGCTAAACAATATGCACCTAATGCATCATGGTTAAATGATACTGCTAAAAATATTCTGCAAAACTCAATAGGTGCTGTTCAATATGATTTTAACACAGCTAATAATCAAGCACAAAGTCAAATAAATCAAGCAAACCAAAATAATCAAGCTTTGGCTAATGGACAATTACCGCAAGCAGCACTAGACAATATAACTAATAATGTATCAACCATAGCTCAAAATAGTATGGGTAATTTATTAAATGGGCTTGCTAATAATGGTGTATTGAATAGTTCTGTAACAACTACAGGAATGAAAGATTTATCTGATAGTGTGAATAATACTATTTCACAACAACAACAAAGTTACATGAACTTATTAAATGGAATAAATAATGGAAATATCAATAATGCATCGGCAGGAATAACAACAGCAGCAGGAGCACAAGAAGCAGCTCAACAGCCTGCACTTAATTTGTGGAATGCTTCAACAGGGCTTGCAAGTTCAGGCAATTCTACGCTTAATGCATTAGCAGGTAAAGGAACGACTACAACTACTCAAACTACTAGCGGTGGCGGATTACTTGGTGGATTGTTTGGCGGATTATTTTAAAAGATAAAGGAGAATGATTTTTATGGAACAAGGAATAAATGCATATCAAAATCAAGACCAGTGGGATAAAATGTATAACTTAAAAAGAGGATTAGCTGTAGCTAGTATGCCGATTGAGCAAGCAATTGGTTATAGATTAGGAGCATTTTTAAATAACTATTTTACTAGAGGAAATAAGAAAAAAGGATTAGAAGCTGCTGAAGCAGTTATAAGTGAACCAATATCATCAAATGAAGCTACTTCAGATGGTATATTAAGTGGTATTGAAAATAAAGGTTCGAAAGAAAGCGATATTCTAGGAGATAATAGTGATTATGTTCGACAAGTAATGGAAACAAATGCTAGTATCCCAGAAGGAACTACACTGAATCAGTATAATCAAATGGCTAATGATAATCGTACTATATCAGCTTATCAAAATATGCAATTACCAACAGTAGAACAACAAATATCTACAACAAATAAAAATAAAGTAAATACGACAACAGTACCAAAGGAAAGTTATTTATTAGGTGATTCAAATAAACTAAAAGTGAAAGATGATCTTAGTATGAAATATGCTTTGGGATATTATAATCAACCAATGTCTTTTAATAATGCCGTCGCTTCTAGTAATGAAGTGGCGGCTAATTCTTTACCTGAATATTTAAAACCACGAATTGATTATTATGTAAATATTATCAATAGTGCAAAGGCAGATTATATGAAAGCTCAAGCTAATAATGATACTGAAGGAATGCAGTCTGCTAATGCACAGGCAAATGCTGCTAGAGAAGAATTAAATAAATTAGGTGTAGATAGTAGTTATTTTGGTGCAGACAAAACACAGGAACAATCTCAAAAATCTATGGCGGATTTAAATTATTATAAAGAACCTATACCACAAAAAATATCTTCATATCAACAGAATTTAGCTAATAGCATTGAAAGACAGTTAATTCAAGCTAAATATATGTATGATAATGCAAGTACAGATGATGAACGCTTCCTTGCACAAGTACAAGCTAAAAATGCCAGAGATCTAGCAAGACAATATGGATTAGATGTATCGTCATTTGATTCTGATATATCCTTAGATAGAGCTAAATTAGCATATTTAAATGAAACACCACAATTTAATAATACTAATACATCTACACCAAATTATTTAACAACTCAAGAATATTGGCAAGATATTTATGAGCGAGTATTAAAAAGCGGTGTAGGTGAAACAGCAGCAAGAGAAATAGCAACACAAAAATCAGCTGCATATCAGTCAAGAAAAATGAGTGATTTATCCGACCAATTTATATCATATGGTACTAATCCTGATGGTAGTGTTAATAATCTTGGTATGTCTATGCTTGCTCAATTACGTCTTGAGGATCCAGATGCATTTACACAGCTATTATCAGCATATGGTATGCCAAAAGACCAATATGCTTTTGGTTTACAACTAGCACGTGATGCAGTATCTGCACAAAATCAATTAACAGCAATGGATAAACAAGCTAAGTATAATGAAGAACTTCAACAAAAAAGATATGACTTAGAAGATAGAAATGATATAGAAAAAAATAAAAGACAAGATGCTTCATATGCTTATCGAGCAGGTATTGATACAAATAATCAAAAAGATCTTATCAGTTATAAAGCTAATATAGAAAAACAAAATAATTCCAATAATAATAACTTAAGCAAAGAAGAGCAAAAAATGTTTGGTGAAATAAATAGTTTAGTATTTAATTTATTGTCTTCAGCTAAAAACGATGATGCTTTATCAAGTGAAGATACATTGAATAAATATCAGCAAGAATTGGCAAAATATGGACCATATTTAACAGAAGATGAATATCAGTTTTTCTCCAATTCTATAATATATGTATTTAATTTTTTACGTGAGAAAAAAGCTGGAAATGAAGATAATGCTCGCAAATATTGGAATGCTATACCTGATGAAATAAGAAAAGAATACTTACCAGAATATAGTGATTAAAAGGTGTTATAATGTCAAATAGATTAGATTATTTTAGAAAAATAAATTCGCGAACATGGTTAAATAGTAATAATTCTGGTGTTATAAAGAATGAGCCTGAAGAAAAAGGTTTTTTTGATAATGCTATAGATACTGTATCAGATATAACAAATGATATTGCTAATGGTATAGATAATAATCTTAAATGGGTATCAAATAAATTCCATAAAAACAATGTTGATTATTCTACAACGGGCGAAGATTATTTAAAAGGAACAGGCAAATATGATTCTAGTAATAAAACGGCAAATACTTATCCTGGTAATGGAGACGTAAATCATGATAAACTATCTAACCATCTATCAATAGATATTCCTAAAAGAATAAAACAGAGTATAAATCTTCCCGAAAGCTTTCAGACTCTTTATGATGTATCTCCTATTGGATTATTGAGTGGATTAGCTTATCAAGCGACAGAATTTGATAAAAATTCTACTGATAAAATTACAGAAGCTGGTAAAAAATATGCAAATGAATCAACTTTAGAACCAAATTGGTTGAAAAATTTCCAAAAAAGAAATTTAAATGCCTTAGAAAGAACACAAGAATATAACTATAATGCACCTAAAAGTCTTATTAATGGAATAAGTAATACGTATGGCGGTATAGTTGACTTATTTGGATTAAATACAGGACATGAACTAAATTTTATAAGTAAAAAAACTAGTCCAAATAAAAATTTTAGCGGAAATATTTTTTCTAAAGAATTTTTCACAGATCCAGAAGGATTAACTTACACATTACCTAATGCAGCAGGTTCAATGCTTGCCTTAGCTCCCTCAGCTTATTTAGCACCAACTTACTTAATGAAGTTAATTCAAAGTACAACAAATCCTATGATCAGAAAGTCAGCTGAATTAGCGTTGAAGGGGGCAATGACAGCCTTTCCTGAATCTATGTCTGAAGGTGGAGCTGTAGTAAGAGATGCTAAAGAAAATAACTTAGATAATCCATATCTAAGAGGTTGGGCTACTACTATGTCTAATTTGCCAATGTTAATGGGTTCTAAT